GAAATGATACCAGTAGTTCCAAAATCTGGTAAATCTGTTGCAGATGCATTTTATAATTTACAAACTACTCAGTTTAGTGCTGAGATTTTACCATTTGGAAATAAAGTTCAGGAATTAGGACAATTAGTTTCTGGTGCTATACCTTCTCTATTCGGTGGCGAAATGGCAGGTAGTAAAACTGCTGCTGAATATAGTATGAGTAGGGCACAAGCACTTCAAAGATTACAAAATACATGGAAGATGCTTTGTATTTGGTGGAAAACAATCTTCTCTAAGGCTATTCCTGCTTATATTAAGGATGTTGCTGAAGATGAGAGATTGGTTGAAAAAGATTTAAATGGAAATTTCATTAATACATTTGTACGTACGTCTCAATTGCGCGGTAAGATTGGCAGAGTTGAATTAGAAGCTAGTGATGCTATTCCTATTAGTCCTTCTCAACTTAAAGATACAATAATGCAAATCTTTCAAACTAATAATCAGGGTCTTATTGAAGCTATGTTAGACCCAGAAAATGTTCAAGTTATGAAAGATGCATTAGGTATGCAATCAATGGATATTCCTGGTGCTGATGATAGAGAAAAGCAATTAGAAGAAATACAAATGTTACTTGCAGCAGAACCAGTAATGACTGCGCAAATTGATCCACAAACAGGTGAACCAATAGAAGCACCATCAGTAGATATTGATCCAGAAGTTGATAATAATGAAGCGCAAGCAGATGTTTGTAGAAAGTGGGCAGTTAGTTTAGCAGGTAGATTAGCTAAGATTGAAAATCCAGCAGGATATAAGAACGTATTATTACATTTGTCACGTCATGTTCATGTAATACAGGTAATGACAGCTATGAATTCTCAGCAAGCTGCTATGCCAAATAATAAACAACAGACTGAGAATAATCCTAATAAGGAAGTAGCAAATGCGCAAGCCTAATTTTAGTTTCTTATATTCTCCTGATGATGGTGGAAGTCCTGCTCCAAAACCAGATTTAAATGAATCAGGAATAATGAATATTCTTAACACTCTTGATGATGATAAATCTCAAGATGATAAGAAGGATGATTTAGAAATTCCTGATATTAAAGAAGAAGATGAAGATAGTAAGAAAAAAGTAGCTAAGTCTAAAAAAGATGAAGAAGATGAAAATGAAGAAAATAAAGATGAAGAAGATGATGAATTAGAAGGATTAGATGATTTAGAAGAAGATGATGAGAATAAGAATGAAGATGAGGATGAATTAAAACTTCTTATTCCTGCGCGTAGAAAAGATATTCTAAAGGCTTATCCTGATTTATTTAAGAAGTTTCCTGCATTAGAACGCGCAATGTACCGTGAGCAGGGTTATACTGAAATTTATCCTACTATTAAAGAAGCTAAGGCATCATTAGAGACTATTAAAGAATATAAAGAATTAGAAACTAATGTTCTTGGTGGTGATATTAAGTCACTTCTTAAATCAGTTAAAGAACGTGACCCAGAAGCATTAAATAAAATTGCTGATAATTATCTAACTGATCTTTATGAAACTGACCAAACGGCTTATGGACACGTATTAAATAATGTATTTAAATACACCATTAAAGCTATGGTTAATACTGGTAAGAAGAATAATGATGATCAGTTATTAGCTGCGGCTGAGTTATTTCATAAGTTTTATTTTGGTGATGCTGATTATAGTGAACCTACTAAATTAGCAAAGATTACAGATAATAAGAAATCCGAAGTTGATGCAGAACGTGAACAATTCTTAGCTGAAAGATTTAATGACGCGCGAGATGAATTAGGTGTAAGAATTGATAATAAACTTAAATCAGTCATTTCTCAGGCGATTGATCCTAAAGGTGAGATGTCTGATTATGTTAAATCTAAAGCTATTGAAGATTGTATTATGCAACTTCATGGTCAAATTGGAAATGATGCTAGAACTCAGAGAATTATACGCAATCTTTGGGTTAAATCGCGCGAAACGAAGTTTTCTAAAGAATCAGTTAATGTAATTGGTTCTGCATATCTATCAGTTGCAAAGTCATTACTATTACCAATTGTCCGAGAGAATAGAACAAAGGCTTTATCGGGAGCCAAAAGATTGGTAAAGGGTAATGATGAAAAACCAGAACGTGAAAAGTTTAAAGGTTCTAACGATGTAAAAGGTGAACGAACCGCACCTAAAGGTAAGATGAATAAAGGCGAAAGTGTTGAATCGTTTTTGATGAGAGATTGATAAAATGGCAATTACCAGTTCGAGATTAATAACAATACAGCTTTCGGGTGATTATGATGCTGCAATTGAATATGAAGCATTAAACGCCGCATCACCGGGCGATATTGCTGTAGTTGATTTAACATCTGGTAATAATGCTATATCAGTTCCATCAGGTGCAACAGGTGTCACAATTGTACTTCCAACTACTAATACAGTAGTTGTTACTTTAAAGGGAGTTAATGGTGATACTGGAGTTGCATTACATTTAACTGATCCTAGTTCTATAGCATTAGGTAGTACAGTAACAACATTCGTGTTAAATGCTGCTAGTGCTTTAACTGGTATCCGTTTGATTTGGAGTTAAATAAATGGGTGCTTTTAACAATAGTTCAGTAGTTGCTACTGAATTAGAAAAGGTTACGACTAAACTACCAGAAGCGTTTGAATCTGATGATAAGTTCTTTGCTAACATTAAGAAAGCTGATGTTGAAAAGATTTCTTACCGTCAGATGCGCGCTCCGATTGCTATTAGGCCGGGTGGTGCATTTCAATATTTTCAGCCTAATGGTAATGATTTAGGTCGTGGTGGTGGGCCGTCTTATGAAAAGGCTGTTTTGCAGCCTGTATTCATGTCGGAAAACATTGAATATACTAAGTTAGCTCAATGGGGCACTGATGATGACCGTAAGGCCATTATTAATGCTGTACGTAAATTAACTGCTGGTGCAATGGTTGAATTGCGTCGTCAGTTAGATGCGCAGATGATGCAGACTGGTACTGGTGTAATTGGTACTATTACTACACCTACTACTACTGCTGGCGTTGAGCAGCTTATTTGCACAACTGATGGATTTGGCGTACGCTTAATGCGTTATGGTCAGACTATTCAGGTTTTTGATAGTACTTTAGCGACTTTAAAAGGTTCTGCTGAAATTACCTTTTGGGATCCCGCTAATAGTATTGTTAAAATCACACCTGCTATTGGTACAACTGGTGGTGATTTAATTGTTACTAATGGTATTAGTTCACCATCATCCTTACCGGGATTGTATGGTGTCCCATATCATCATAGCAATGCATCTACAGGTACGTGGTTAGGATTTAATCGAGCTACTACACCTGAAATTCGTAGTAACGGAATTAATGCTAATAGCGCTACTTTATCCTGGCCATTACCTCGTCGTGCTATTAATGCCATTGGTAATCGTGTTGGTATTGATAAAAACTTCAAGTGTAATGCTTGGATGCATCCTGCACAGCAACAGCAATATGAACAGATGGGCCAGTTAGTTAGTATCATTCAGAAGCAGCCAAAAGCAGAAGGATTAAATCTGTATTTTGGTGATGATATGCAGATGGCTGGTGCGCCTGTTAAACCACATTTTAATTGGGATAAAACCCGTATTGACTTTGTGGTTGATGAAACGTGGAATCGTGGAGAAATTCTTCCGATTGGTTTCTATACTACAGATGGACGTAATATTTTTGAATTACGCGGCCCGTCTGGTGGTGTTGCAACAGCGGATATTTTCTACATGGTTGTAGGTATGCAGACGTTTGTTGATAATCCAGCAAATACTGCTTATATCTACTCGTTAGCCGTTCCATCTGGATACTAACCATGATTGCAGGAACAATTAGTAAAGTATCGCGTGAGGTTATTGCTAGTGCGACAAGTATTTCTCCAGTAACTGATTTAGTTAAAATTACTGGAAGTACCGCAATAGCGACTATTGTTCCACCATTAGGAGCTGGTCATCACCAGTTTCTTATGTTAGTGGCTGTGGATGGTTCAGTAGGATTGTTAACAAGTGGTAATATTGCCGTAGCAGTTACAATGGCACAAAATAGGCTAGTTGTACTTGCTTACGACTATATTTCTGATGTTTGGTATCCGGGAGCGATAAGCTAATGAGTGAAGCATTATTTCAGAATCTATCAACTGTACAGGGGTTATTGCAACCTAAACCAAATACAATTGCATCTGCGGCAGTTGTAACACCCGTTAGTTTTATCAGTTTTATTAGTGGTACGACTGATATTGCTACGGTTACACCACCTGTAGAAGGTCAACATCTGTTAACATTTATTTTTACAGATAGTTCTCCGGGTGATATACTTACGACGGGTAATGTTCTTATTGGGACAACTACAGTTGCACAGTATTCTATCGTGCTATTGTTCTATAATCCCAATCAGGCTAAGTATTATCCTGCGAAGTTGACGTAAATAATAAATGGATTGCTATTAATACGCTCGGAATAAATAGCATTAGAGGTCGCGCTCTTAAAAGTGGGAATCCATCGAGCATTTTATTTATGATTATTTCAGTATTAGTTCCATCAATTAGGTCTAGTGATTTAGAGAATTTTCTTACATCCTTATATATAACTAGTGAAAATTATCATAGTCTTGATATAGTAATTAATACTAATCCATATCCTGATGGTTCTAAGGGTAAGATTTTTGAAGATACATTTAAGCGCGCGAAAGGTGATTGGATTTTATTTGCTAATGTCGATGTAACGATGAAAACTAAGAATTGGGATAGAATTTTAAAGAATAAAGTTTCAGAAGTTAATGATGAGATTGCATTATTCTGGCCTGATGATACAATGTTTGGTGATAGATTAGCTTGTTTTCC